CGGAGCGCCGACAAGCCTGAACGGCTGCGGGGGATGAACCTGGGGTGGACGTGGGTGGACGAGGCGGCTCTGATTGACGAGGAGACGTGGGATATTTTGCTCGGCCGCCTGCGGCTTGATCCAGGGCGCGCATGGCTTACGACAACGCCGAAAGGTCACAACTGGGTGTACGACCGCTTCGTGGCTGATCCTGGCGAGGAGCACGAGACGGTCCGCGCCTCCACGTCCGACAATCCGCACCTGCCAGATGACTACATCAAAAGCCTTGAGGAGCAGTACACTGAGAAGTTCAGGCGGCAGGAGCTCGGCGGGGAGTTCATTGAAGCGGAGGGCGCCCTTTGGAGTTGGGATCACATTGGCCGAGAGGAGGCGCCCGACTTTTTAGACCGCATCGTGGTGGGCGTAGACCCGGCAGGCGGTGGTCCCGACGAGGTGGGCATCGTCGCCGTGGGCAAGGCGGGCGAGCGGGCCTACGTGCTGCGGGACGCGAGCATGAAGGGCAGCCCCAACGCCTGGGCCGACGCCGTTGTGAACGTCTACAACGACCTGTCTGCGGACCGTGTGGTCGCAGAGCGCAACTTCGGGGGCGATATGGTAGAATCGACGCTCCGCACGGCCGACCGCAACTTGCCCGTGGAAGTGATCTCGGCAAGCCGGGGGAAGCAACAGAGAGCCGAGCCAGTGGCCGCGCTCTACGAGCAGGGCAAGGTGAGCCACGCGGGCCGCTTTGACGAACTGGAAACGCAGATGACCACCTGGGACCCGGCCGATAGCAGCGAATCGCCCGACCGGGTGGACGCGCTCGTGTGGGCGCTGACGGAGTTGATGTTGAGCACCAGCCGCACCGCCGGCGGCGCTTCAATCCCTTTGTAGTGACACAGTAGACCGATGGCACACTGGACACAGAACAAGTATCCGGAGTACCGCGACGTGGCCGAGCGGCAGACGTTCGTGCGCGACCTGTATACGGGCCGTGCGCTAAACGAGGCCCGCGACCGCGCCGAGGAGCTTGCGGAGGACGACCTCTCGGACTTGCAGCGGGACGAGGAGTATGAGGGCCGCGACCAGTACTTCCGCGAGCCGGAGTTGGGGCAGTACCTGTTCAAGCGGGCGCAGGGGGAAAACGCGCAAGCCTTCTACGAGCGGGCGCGAATCAGCCGTCAGCCGATGCATTTTGCGCAGGTTGTGGACCGCTCGGTTGGCGCCGTGCAGCTGGCAGGGTACAACAAGAACCAGTGGGGCGACGATGGCGAGGGGCCGCTAGGCGATCCGAACGAGGATACATCTATGGCCGCCCGCATTCAGCAGGATGTAACCGGCGATGGCGTGTCGTGGCATTCGTTCATGACGGAGGCGCTGACGCGCATGATGCTGAACTCCGACCCGCGCCACAAGCGGGCCGGGGTGTACGTGCTGGTAGACGGGCCGACCGAGGACACGTCCCGCCCTACGGCACACATCATTCGCCTGCCGGCGATCATGGACACGTATTCGGAGAACGGCCGCCTCACCGATGTGGTGGTACAGGAGCAGGTATCCGGCCGTGACGGCATCACCGAGCAGCACGGCTCCGAGCAGCACTACATCCACTACCACACGGACGGATACACCCGCTACGACGGCGAAGGCAACCAGATGCCCGACCGCTCCGGTGACTGGGAGAATCCGTTCTACGCCACGCCCGAGCAGGAGCAGCCCATCCTCCCGATCTTCCGTGTGCAAATGGGCCTTCCGCGGGACGTGGTGAACCAGATGGCCGAGGGGGAGCAGTACCTGTTCAACCTGCTCAGTGACATTCGGATGGCAGGGCGCATCGCGTCGTTCCCCCGGCTCGTGGGCGACGTAGACGATGCGGAGTTCAACAACACCATGGACGCGCTGATGCGCGGGCAAAACGTGTTGCAAGGGGACTGGAACTACGAGATCCTGGACTGGGGCGCCCTGAAGCAAGCCCGCGAGATGTACCACGCGGAGGCGAAGGAATACTACGAGTCTAGCTTCCAGCAGCTGAACGATGCCGCTCGGGAGAGCACAGCCACCGAGATCCGGCAGCGCGACCAGAACGGCCGGCAAGCGTTCTTGCAGCACCTGTCGGGGAAGGCCGACCAGATCGACAACCAGCTCCGCTACCTGTTCGCGCAGTACGAGGCGCCGGGGCAGCCGGAGCAGTGGGTCATCCCCGAAGCAGAACGCTCTACCGACTACAGCCCCTCGGACCCGCACGCAGAAAGCCAGAAGCTCAAGGACCTGTACTTTCCGACTGGGCCAGTGCCTGCGTCCCGGGGCGCGAAGAAGGAAGCGGCGCTCAAGATCAGCGAGATGCAGGGCATCCCTGAGCAGGACGACGATGGGCTTGACGCGGCAATTGCCGTAGGCAGCGGGCGCCCGTCTGACCAGCGGATTGCCGACCTACAAGAAACCGTCGCTAACGCTACCAGCAACGGCGAAGCGTAGATGGAAGATACGGGCGAAGAACGCTTACTGGACGCCGCCGAGGAGCAGGCCCGCGCCGAAGAGGTGGCCGCCTCTCTGTCCACGCTCTTTCTGTCGGCGTGGGAGGACAATCAAGAGCAGGCGCTGGAGGCGATTCAGGCAAGCCTCCGGCAAGGGGACGGCGCCGTGGGCGAAGACGACATCCAGCGCGTCGTGGGAGAGCTGAAGCCGTTCCTGAGCCGCAACATGGTGCGGGAAGTCTCCGAGGGCATTGGGCAGGGCGTGGAGGCCGCATTCACCATCGGCGGGGAAGACATCTCCGCGCAGGCGGTCGTCTCCACGAACGTCAAGGATCGGCAGCTCAAGAACTTCCTGTCGGACAACGCGACGTTCTGGGTCGGCAACCACTACGACCAACAGGTGCAAGGCCGCATCCAAGAGGCGGCCGATAACGTGCTGTCTACCGAAGATGGCACGCTGGGGCGCCGGAAGGCAGCGGAAAAGTTTAAGCAGGCGTTTCAGGGGGAGATCCAGAAGTCCGACAGCTACTGGCGGCTGCTCGCCAACGACGTTACAACGAAGAGCAGAGAGTTCGGCCGTGTGCAGGGCATGGTGAAGGCCGGCATCGAAGAGTACCGCATTGACGCGGTGCTGGACCGCCGCACAACAGACATTTGCCGGTTCCTCGACGGGAAGACGTTCCAGGTGGAGGATGCCGTAGAGCAGCGGGACCGGCTTCTGGAGTCCGACGATCCAGAGATGATCAAAGAAATCAGCCCGTGGCTCGACGCCGACGTGATCACAAGTATGTCGGTGGATGAGTTGTCCCAGCGGGGCATACTGCTCCCGCCGTTTCATGGCAACTGCCGCACGCGCATTCAAGCAATTTAACCACTCAAATGAGTGATAAGCAGGTAGACCCATCACTTGCAAAGAAGGCCGAGGATGCTGTCCTCGCGTGGCTCCGCGGCGAGTTGGACCGCATTGAGTGCGTGCGGACAGATGATGGCAACGAGCACGTCATGCAGTGGGAGCGTGCTGATGATCGTTGAAACATCGAATCGGCGGCTGCATTAACGTATCAGACACGTCACTCCTTTAGGCGTGCTACATTTTGCGAGTAGCGCACGACACGCGCCAAGACTGTTCAGGTCGGCTGTCCCTACGTGGGGCACCCGACCTTTTTTATTTGCCTGTCCCGCTCGCAGGCGCCCGACCGGCAGGGCAGAACGAGCGTGTAAAGTGCCACAGGTGGCGTGACGGGCCACAGGCACGCGCCGAGCCGTCTCAGCAGGCCGCTACTGCTGGCAAAACATCAAGCGTGTATTCTCACAGCGACCCTTTACGACATGGCTCTGACCACAGTAGAGAAGGAAGTTGATGGCGAACCGACAGAGGTAGAAATTTCGGAGGACGACCTGCCGGACGGCACGCGGGTGCTGTCCGAGGACCAGATCGGGCCGAGCGGCGACTACGTGCGGAAGGACTACTTTGAGGAAGAGATGCAGCGCCGCACGTCGGGAAAGATCGACCGCGAGGAGGCATCCGAGCAGCTTCTGAGTGACGAGGACCACGTACAGCGGGTCCTTGAGGAGCACGGCACCGATGACGAACGGGTGCAGCGCCTTCAGACGGAGAAGGAGAAGCTAGAAAACGAGCTGACCGAGTACCAAGAAAAGCTCCAGACATTCGACCAGCGGGATCGCCAGCAGACGATTGAGCAGGCCGCCCGAGCCGCAGACATTGACGAGCGGTTCCTAGACGCCCCAGACGGGACGCGGCCGCCCATTCACGCGATGTTGGAGGGACGCACCGAGCGCACCGATGACGGCGATCTTGTGCCGCTGGACAGCGACGGCAACCGGATTCCGGCGCCGTCTGACGAGGACCGCACATACGCCACGATTGCAGACTACTTCGAACGAGACGCTTGGGACGATTACCGCGCTGAACAGGAAAAGACGACCGGCTCTGGATTCGGCGGGTCCGGCACCGGGCAATCAAAAGCCTGGTCGGACCTGAGCCCAGAGGAGCGCAGCGAGATGAGTACCACGGAAAAGGTGAAGGCCATGGAGGCCGACCCTGACATCAACACGTAGCACCGGCGGCCAGCGCTCCCGGCGGTGCGCTCACGTACCGCTCATAACAGCGACCTAAACCAATGGCGATTGGAAACGCCTCAAATATCATCATTCGGCCGGAGTTCTTCAACGCCGGCCTCCGGGAGACGCTGGACCAGAACGTCGATGTCTTCAACGCCAACTCCGGCGGGGCGCTTGAACTTGTGACCGAGGGCTCGACGGCCGACTTCCAGAAGACACGTTTCGTGGATCGGTTCTCGAACCTGTCTGTGCGGCGGGATGACACGTCGAACAGCTCGGTGACGCCGCAGGCCCTGACGCAGACCGACGACATTGACGTGCGCGTCAAGCGGCGCACGGACCCGATCCAGCAGTCCGTTGACTCGATTCGGGACGCGGGCCTCAGCCGCGAAGAGATGTCGGTTATCATCGGCAACCAGGCGGGCGAAGACATCGCGGCCGACTACACCAACACGGCCGTTCTTTGCCTTGTCGCGGCGCTTCAGGGGCAGTCCGATACGTTCCTCGACAAGTCGGGCTCTGCGTCCAACACTCTCGACAACGCCCTCATGAACGAGGGGCTGGGTAAGTTTGGCGACCGGCGGCAGGCGCTGTCGGTAGCGGTGATGCACTCCAAGCCCTTTGAGGACCTGGTGGGCAACAATGTGTCTGCGTCGGGCGACCAGGTGGAGTTTGCCACGATCTACAACAACGATGTCGGTTCGTTCGGCCGCACCGTGATCGTAACCGACTCCGACGAGCTGGTCAACACGGACGGCATTTCCGCCGGCACGGACAGCTACTACACGCTGCTCCTGCAAGAGATGGCCTTCCAGGTGCAGGAGACCCGCACCATGGAAATGTTCGAAGACCTGAAGACGGGGAATGAAAACGTGACCGTCGAGATGCAGGGGGAGCACGACTTCACCCTGTCCATGAAGGGCTTTAGCTGGGACGAGACGAACGGCGGGCGCAACCCGGCCGACTCGGCCCTCGGCACTGGCTCCAACTGGGACTCGGTGGTGGGCAACTTCAAGGACTTCCCCGGCGTCGTTGTTGAGCACGCCTAAAACCCCCTGTTATGGCCTCCCTGCTTTACCTCTCTGATCCGTCTGCAACCCCGCCCACCCTGGGCGAGCCAGTGCAGTACCGCTCGGCCCAGCACTGGGCGGGGGAGACGGAGGACTTTCCGGTGGTCTACACCGACGACCAAGAGATCCGCAGCGCCTACGAGGCGGCCGGGGCCGAGGTACGGCCACTGCCCTCAGGCGAAGACGTGCGGTACGAGGTCGGAGAACCAACCGACAATGGCTGGTATCCAGTCATTGACACGGAGGCAGGCGGGCGGGTAGACGGTCACAGCGCCCGATCCAAACGGGCCGCGCAAGCAAATGCAGACCAGCTCAACGCGAGTTGATGGCGCTCTTTTCAGCGGAAGACATTCGAAACTGGTTGGAGCTAGACCTGGAGGTTGCCCTTCAGGTCGCCAACCCGCTGAATGCGTCCCTCGCAGAGCGAGAGGTGCGTGGCCTCGTGACGGAAGGGAAGTACGACGATGTGGAGGCCAACAAGGCGGCCGGAGACGACGAATACGACCGCATAGCGCAGGCCGAGGCCCTCATGGCCTTTGCCAGCTACATCGGCAACCGAGCCGGACTGCGCCTCTCTGAGAAGGGCGGCCTTGTTCGGGATTTGGGCATGGTCAACCAGCAGACCACGATCCGGCAGTTGCTTTCTCAGGGCGAACTTGAGGAAGTGCAGGGGCGCCTGCGGCAACAGGCCAAGGACATCCTAGACGACCTCATTGACGCAAGCGGCACCGTGTGGGGCATATGAGCGTCCGGAAGCAGATCGGCCTTATCAGCGGCAACGCCCTCACCGATGTGGTGGCGAAGGAGATGCGTGCCATCGGGATGCGGGAGGGCGAGCGGCTAATTAGCAAGGTCATCGACTTTAAGGGCATAAACGACCAGGGCGACCTCAAGGGCTCCGTCAACACGAAGGTGGACCAGGACGGCAACACCGTCCAGATGGAGGTGGGGCCAGATGCCGAGCACGCGCCCTACGTGCAATTCGGGACACCGCCGCACTGGGCGCCGATTGCGCCGCTAAAGGCGTGGGCACGCCGGAAACTCGGTGACGCAAGCGCGGGCTACGCCGTGCAGAAGAAGATCGCCCGTGAAGGCACGGACCCGCAGGACTTTCTCACGGGGCCTGCCAAGAAATTAGCACGGGACACGCCGGAGATGCTGGAAGACGCGATAGCTGATAATCTGTTCTCAGGGTAATGGCCGACCACGACCCCGCCGACCCAAGAGGGCTTCTGGAAGACGCGGCGAATGCCGTGTCGGACTTTCGCAGCGTGACGCCCGAGGCGACGTGGACGGAGCTGCCGGCCGAGGATCAGCCTGCATGGGCGCTGGACCCACGGGAGCAGGAGAACGACCACGACTCTGATTCGACCAGCGGCCGGATTTACAGCAACGTCGGCATTGAGTACATCGTCTACATCGCCGTCGAGAGCGGGCCTGATCCACGCGACCGAGAAGACGCCCGGGGTGAGTTGGACGGCCTCCGTAGCGCCTACCTCGACCAACTTCTCGGCACGACGCTCCCAGGTAGCGGGCACGAGGGAGAGATGGAGAAGACAGGCCGCCAGCGGCAGCACTTTGAGCAGGGCGAGACCAGCATCATGCTCGATGCGATCTCGCTTCTCGTCAACCAGACGCAAATTTACGGATAACCCATGGCTACGTACAAAAACTCACGGCTTCAGCAGGTAGAGGCCAACAGCCAAGACAGCTCCACCGGCGCGATCTCCACGACGGAGGTTGAGGGCGGGGAGCAGGATATTTCGGTAGAGGTATCTGATTCTGTGCAGGACACGGAGCAGCAGACCGTCTTTACGGTGTCGCGCCTGCCGGGGTCAATTGCCATCTTTGACTACGACTTCTGCTTCACCGACACCCTCAACAGTTCCAATACGCTGGAAGAGGAGATGGTGCAGCGGAACTTCATCTACGTTCGGCTCACGCTGCAAGACGGGACTATGCAGCTTCCAGACGGGTCGACGTGGATTGAGGTGCGTCCTGTGGTGTATCCGGAGCTTGATGCCGGCACCGACGATGACCTCGTGGTCGGGCGGCTGGACTTCCAGCACAGCGAGTACAACGGCGT